GGAAATAATTTTGCATGGATTGGAGGAACAACTGCTTCAATAGGAAATTCTTTGGCTACATTGGCAACTTATCCTTTGGAAGATTTTACAATGGTTATTGAAAATGCTTTTGAGGAACGACATGCTGCACAAGGAACACTTTTAGCAAATTTATTTCCAGCAGCAGTTCTACAAAAAGGTTTAATAACCAAAGGAACATTTAAAACTTGGTATCAAAATGAAGAATTAGTATCAAAGACTCGAACCAATACAGCACAAGCATTACAGATTTCTACTCAAGGCGATCAAATTGGCACAACTGGAATGTATAACACTCTTCAAATAACATTTCCGTCAGTACAATTCCAGCCAATTCAAACAAATATATCTGCTGATGCAATTATAGATAATGCGGTTTCTTTTGATGGTTATTATAATTCAACAAGCGGATTAGAGGTTTATTGTCTTTACATTACAGATGTAACAAGCTTCTAAATGATTAACGTAACGGTTAAAGGCGATGCTCAATGTATAGCAAAATTAGAAAAATTAAGTAAAGGACTGGCTGATTTACAGCCAGCTTTTACTAATATGCAAGATTTAATCGTTCAGGAATTTAAGGCTAATTTTGGGGCAAAAGGTGCTGTATTAAATCAACCTTGGGCTGCCCGAAAAGGCAGTTATCCTTGGCCTATTTTGAATAAAACTGGTAAACTTAAAAATAGTTGGGAAACTAAAGCCGAATCCAAAAAATTAACAATCAATAACGTTACTGATTACGCAGGTTATCATCATTTTGGCACAAAATATCTGCCAGTTAGGACATTGGTCGCTCATAGTGCAAATATCATAAAGATTGCACAAACCAGAATCATTGCATATTTAAAAGGTCTTATATCTTAATTCATCCAAATGTCTAGATTTACAGGCGAAAGTACAGAAAAAATCTATCTTAAAAATAACGATTGGGTTGAAGTCAATTCCAATGTAAGTTATGCAGAGTTCGTAACTTTAATTCCTGATAGCGAAACTAATAAAACTGAAATTGGGAAAAAATCTACTTTGCTTCTACAAATGGCTCTAAAGGATTGGAGTTTTGAAGATGCAAAGGGTAAAAAGGTTGAATGCACAAAAGAAAATATTGACCGCTTAGATGCTGCGACGGTTCTTGAGCTAACACCAATAATAATGGCGTTATATACTGGGATTGAACAAAAAAAAAATTCGACATTAACAACGTAATTTTAGCAGGAGCTAAGGCGAGATATTGCGGAAAGGAAATGATGGATTATGTAATGTCAGAAAAGTTTGGGATTAATTGGCAAAAAATGCCAATTAAAAGAGTTACATATCTATGGGAAATAATGCAGGCACTAAATAAAAAACAGGAATTGGAAAATCGAAAATCTAACTAAAATATTATGGCTGCAGAAAAAGTTGAATTTATATTACAGGCAGACGACCAGGCTTCAAAAAAAATTAAAGATGTTGAAAGCAGTTTTTCTAATTTAAAAGCTAAATCTGCAGAAGTTGGAGTCGCTTTTTCAGCTATTGCGGTTGCAGGTGGAGTTATGATTAAAAGTTGGATTACAGCTTCACAAGAATCAGCTCGAACAGGTGCACAATTAAATGCTGTTTTAAAATCTACTCAAAATGCCGCAGGATTAACAGCAGAAGAAATAAAAAATATGGCTGGGGCTTTAGCTAAAACGACAACTATTGAAGATGACACGATTATATCGGGGCAAAATATGCTTTTGACTTTTACCAATATTGGTAAAGATGCTTTCCCAAAGGCTACTGAAAGCATGTTAGATATGGCCACGGCTATGAATGGAGGCATGACGCCAAGTGCAGAACAATTAAAATCTACTGCTATTCAGTTAGGTAAAGCACTAAATGACCCTGCAAAAGGCATTTCTGCATTAACTCGCAACGGCGTAACATTTACCGAACAACAAAAAGAACAAATTGAAACAATGCAAAAAAGCGGGGATATGTTGGGAGCGCAGACGCTTATCCTTGCAGAATTATCAAAGGAATTTGGAGGGTCAGCAACGGAGGCTGCAAAAACATTTTCTGGACAAATGGAAAATTTAAACAATCGTGTTGGCGAAATTGGAGAAACTTTTGGAAACGCTTTAGTACCTATTTTACAACAAGTTGGTGGAGTTCTAGGACAAGTGGTAAGTTATTTTGAGGATTTAGACGAACCAACTAAAAATCTAATTGCACAAACAGCCTTAGTAGTAACAGCTTTTGCAGCTATAGCAGGAGGAGCCGCACTGTTAATTGCAGCAATATCGCCATTGGTTATTACAGTTGGATTAATAACAGCGGCAGTAGGTGCACTTTATATTGCATGGCAAACAAACTTTTTAGGTATTCAGGATATCACTAAAACGGTATTTGATTGGTTAAAAACTAAATTTCAGGAGCTTTTAGACTATATCGGGCCAACAGTTAATAATATGGTCGAAAGTTTTAAAAAAACGTGGGCAACTTTAGCTCCTTGGATTCAACAGAACTGGGGAACAATAACACAAATATTTCAATTTGCATTTGATTTAATAAAAGCAAACTGGGAATTATTTTGGGCTGCAATTCAGTTAGCGTTTACTGTTGCTTGGGAATTTTTAAGCGGGTCAATTAAAGTTGGACTTGCTGTATTAAGAGGAGATTGGAGTGGAGCTTGGGAAGGAATAAAAGGGATTTTTGTAGGAATATGGGAAGCAATGAAAGCATTTTTTGGAGTGCAAATAAAGGTGTTTTTAGGATTAGCAAACAATCTTTGGGAATTAGTTAAAGGTGCATTTATTGCAGGTGCAGGCTTGGTAACTAAAGAATGGAATGACTTATGGAATAACCTAAAAGCTGTAGTAGATCAAGTTGTTGGCGCAATATTGGGAGTCATAAATGGCTTAATGAATGCTATATCTGGGGCAATAAGCGCAGTAAAAAATCTAGCAAGTGCAGCAGGAGGTGCAGTTGCTGGGGCTGCTGGAGCAGCAGCAAATTTTGTTACTGGTGGCACAAAAAAAGCATCAGCAGATGGAAACAATCTAAATGCAGGAGAAGCTTCATGGGTAGGAGAACGTGGCCCAGAAATATTTGTGCCAAATCAATCTGGCACTATTGTGCCAAATCACAAATTGGGAATTGGCGGAGGTGGAACGAACGTAACAATAAATATAAATGGTCCAATTTCAAGTAAAGAAGCTGCTCAAGAAGTAGCAGAACTCATATTTGATAAATTCAAATTTTCTGGTCAAGCGTTCTAATGATAATATTATATATAAACAACACAGACCGAACCGCTGATCTACAAGCCAATACTTTCACTAAAAACAGTCAAGGACAACAAAGAGCAGATGATATTGGATTTACTATTTTTCGTGGAATACAACCAACTGAAAATCAAGAAGTCAGGGCTTTTTTAGGTGATACGGTAGGAAGTATTGCCACGGCAACAATTACACTTAATGGTAATTATCAAGCTAATGTAGGGCGATTCTACGCAGGACAAAAGCTTACAATGGCAATAGGCACAAGCAGAGAATGTACTGGTTATGTTTCAAGTTATTCTGAGACAGTCGTTGATAATAAAGTTACAGCGGCGCAGATTATTTTAACGGCAGCGCCTAGCCAAACTATTTTACCAGACGACCAAATAGGAGAAATTATTTTTGGCGGTTATACCTCAAGAGTTACAGCAGTAAATGTTCAAGTTTTACAAAATCTTGAATATGTAGTTGATTGTGTTTCGTATGATAAATTTTTCGATAAAGCCCTAGTTGCAGGCGCATGGAGTAATGTAGACGCTCGTTATATTATCAATGATTTCGTAAATACGGATATTAATTACAATAATACAATTGATACGATGTCCTATGCTTCTGATGGAGCAATACAGGCAGTTTGGGCAGAAACTGGCGACGGTTCAAATCCAACAATTGATAGTTCAATATATCTTGAAGAAACTTCTTCGGGTACATTTCCTTGGACATTTTCAAGTGGCACAGCAAATTGGGCCGCAACTTTTGCAGCAGCAGACGTTTCAGATTTTACTGGTGTATTAACAGGAACGCCTACTAGAGGTAATTTAATGATTTGGTTAAATCCAACGGATTATACAAAAATTACAAATATAAAAATTCGCATTGGGTCAGATTCATCTAATTATGTTGAATGCACTCTAAATGCGATTTCAGCAAGTGGTTGGCAATATCAGTCGGTAAAATTAGCACAGGGAGTAATTACGGGTACACCTAACTGGCAATCTCTTACTTATGCGAAAATTATAATTACAGAAACGGCTAGCAGTTCAATTAAACTAAATGGATTAAGAATTAACGCAGAGGGAAGTTTTACTTTGCACAATGTTAATTCAACTGTAAATTTTACAACTTATCAAATAAACAATATTAAGCCCACAGCGGCTATGAACGACCTTTCTAAGTGGTCGCAATATGTTTGGGATATAGATTATGAAAGAGATATACATTTTTCAGTTATGGGGTCAAAAGTAGCTCCATTCAATCTTTCTACAAGTTCAAACAATTTTAGAGAATTACAGACAATGGTTGATACAAGTCAACTTGGGAATAGGATTATAGTAAATGGCGGATTAGTGAATTCGCAAAGCACTTATTCACAAGTTTTTCAGGGTAATAATTCAACAAGAGAATGGATTTTATATACAAAATATGCAAATTTGTCTCTAAAAATAAATGATGGCACTGGTTCGCATTCAGCCGAAGCAGGAACAACTACCACAAACATAAAGATTACTGCACACGGACTTGCCACAGGCGATCATGTCGTAAATACAACCAGATCAAACGCAGTAAGATTAATTACGAAAGTAGACAATGATAATTTTACTGTTCAAACTGTAACAGGACAAACAAACGGCGACACAATCACATTTTTTAATATCACGAAAACGATTGGAATTGATAGTGTAGATGATGAATCACTTTTTGATTATATGGGCAATTACAATAATCAATCTATCAGGGCATCAACGCAAACTACTACGCTCCCAAGCACGTCATTTATTAGAGCATCTTTTTTGGAAAAAATACCTATCCAAACGCAATATCAAGATTCTGCCAGTGTAGCTAGATTACGAGCATTGGGATTAGGAAATGGAATATTTGATTTGCAGATGATTACAGATCAAAGTATTCAAGATACAGGAACGGCTTTTGCTAGAGCGCAAGCACAAGTAAACCAATACTCTAACCCAATTATCAAAGGTAAATTTAAAACCGATCAGCATGGTTTACAGGTTGGTCAAATAATCAATATTAATGATACTTACAGGGGTTTCAATGAAGATGTAATGATTTTGACAATTACAGCAAATCAAAAAAATGGATTTTTCCAAGATTATTTTACTTACAATATAAGTTTTGGTACGACACTTTTTGGATTAATAGAGTTTTTTCAAAAATTAATACGTTTAGCAAACTCTATAAGCGGAACAGCTTTAAATGCGATTGTGGAGCTAATCGTGAATAGTTCTGAAGACATAGCAATTAGTAAAACTGAAACAGTACAAAAAGGGGGCTTTAAAAGTGCGACAAGTGCGAGTACAATTAACGTTAGTAAATCTGAAAATGTCTACAAAACAGATGCTGGTACATGGAAGTATGAGGCTAGTATTGGCCAAGTGCTGCCAAGTCGATATGATTTAGCTTCTTATTCATAACTATGGAAACAAAAGATTTCATAAAAGCAAAAGGTACACATACATTCTCAATCTGTGATGCACGACCAAAATTAGCTCAAGAAATTGCAAAAGAACTTGAAAATATTCGCATTAAACGCGAATTTGTTTTGAAATATATTGATTTTAGAGAAAATAGATTGAAAGCTCCCATTATTCTTGAGCAGTTAGATGAAGCTTTCCAATATTGGAAAAAAATATTGTTTTCTAAGTTTTTATTACGGGAAGTACAAAAAACAAATTTAACTTGCACGGTTGGTAGATCAGTTTTGGCACAACGACTTGCTGGAATTACAACATACACTGGAATAATTAATTATACCGCATTGGGTACTGGTGCAGCAGCCGTAGCAATTGGAGATACTAAACTCCAAACAGAAGTTTATAGAAAAGGATTAAGTTCAGGGTCTTATTTATCCAATGTTGCTTATATAGAAACATTTTTTACCGCAACGGAAACAACAGGAACATATAAAGAATATGGAAATTTCATAGATGGAACAGCAGCAGCAGATTCAGGCCAATTATTTAATCATTTTTCACAAACGGTAACTAAAACAAATGTTGAAACTATGAATGTTCAATCAGTTATTACTTTAACCGACGTATAGTATGGCAGGAATGACAACATCAACAACTAAGGCGGCTAACGATACAATTACCTCAACGCAAAATAATGCTATTAGAAAAGACATTATTCAGATGGCTGGTGATTATGCTACGAGTGCAGGCTCTGCTAATGCACAAACTTTAGCAATTGATTCGTCAATTTCTGCATATTCAGAAGGCCAAAAATTTAGATTCAAAGCGGGATATACTAACACGGCTGCTTGTACGTTGAATGTTAATAGCATTGGCGCAAAAACAATAAAAAAAACTGGTGGTTCAGAAGATCTACTTTATGGCGAAATTCTAGCAGGGGGAATTTATGAAATTGAATATGACGGAACAAATTTTAATATTTTAAATCCCACTTTAATTGCTGGCGCAATTGCTTTAACAGCAGGTGAAAATTTAACCGCCAATGATGCGGTATATGTTAGTGATGGAAGTGAATTTAATGAATATAAGACAGCTCCAAATGGAGCTTCTAATCAAATATCACCAACAACAAAGTGGTTTGCCACAATGTTTACAAGTGGAGCAAGTGATACAAAATTAAAAAAGGTAATGTTATATAGTTTGGGTTATAATACTGGTGGAGGAGCAGGCACTGAACAATTTACTCTTTCATTAAGGGCTACTTCAGGAGGATTGCCAACTGGAGCAGATTTAACATCCGTAACTTCTACTATTGGAGGAAATAGTCAACAGTCAGCAGCTCAAGGGGCTAATACAGTAGTTTTTGATTTTAGTAATTATTCTATAAGTCCGAGTACTCAATATGCTTTAATATTAAGAAGCAATACTCAATATGCTAGTTTTTATAGTGCAAATTCAGGAGATAGCAGAAGTTCTGTTTCAACTGATTCAGGGGCTACTTGGGCAGCGGCAAGCAATAGTTATGAAATGGCTCTTAGAATTCAACTTGGAATTACTACAACATCAGGAAATGTTTATAAGACGCGAGCCGATAAGTCTGATATACGAGGAAAGGCTATTGGATTCGTTGTAAATACTGTTACTGCAACTGGTGTCGCAAAAATTCAGACTGAAAACATTGTTACTTTGACTGGGTTAACTGCTGGTTCAGACTATTATTTATCAGATACGCCGGGCGCAATTTCAACCACTAAAGGCACAATTCCTCGTAAAATCGGAAAAGCTTTAACTACTACCTTATTCAATTTTGAACCAGAACAAAAACGTTTTATAAAGATACAGGCTCCTGGAACATTTACGATTTCTGGGGGAGATTCGGTTTGGATAACATTTGATGTAGTTAACTACAGAACATACATTACCCCTGCGGCTAAATCTATATTGATTCAACAAATGACAAGTAATTCACTTTCTCCTGTATCATTGAGAACGAATTCCAGTGATACAATAGCATCGCCAGTTAGCCAAATTTATGGAGACGTTTTAGAATTAGAACTGGATTCAAATAATTTATTTCAGGCTCAATGTCAAGGTTATGTAAGCCATAATCCATTTTTTGTTTCAGGTTATTATATTTAATAATTTTGTATGTTTGAAGAACAAGCAAAAGGAGCAATTGACCTACCAGATAATCGTGATTTTTTAGCAGAACATTTATTCGGCGATCCTCAAATTGAAATTCCAAGCTCAATTGATTTAAGTGTAGTTCCAAGCCATAAACAAGGTACTACTTGGCATTGTACGGCATACGCTTTAACACATGCAGTTGAAATTCTAAATACGCTTGAATGCGATATGCAGGCAACTTGCGACCCAGAAGAACAATGGGCAAATCAAAAATATGACAAAGGAAATCCTGATTACATGGAAAAAGAAGGTGATAGTTTGCAGCACGCCTTGCAGGTTCTACTTCAAAAGGGATTAACAAATAAAACGCCAGCAATACCAATCACGACTTTTAAAATTGATTCGTATGCAAGAATAGACAAAACAGTGGATTCTTTCCGCAAATATTTAACTTTGAAATTCCCAATCTATACAGGAAGCGGTCAGCATTGCTATTTAATCACTGGTTTTAGCGATTCAAAAAAGCTTTTTTATGCTAAAAACTCTCTAAAAACAGACCCATTGGAAATTAGTTACAACGATATTGCCAAGCTTTTTACTCCATACATAATATACGATAAAAAAGATTTAATTATGATTTTTAAAGATGTATCTGAAAATTCAGCTTATGCAGAAGCAATTAAATTTTGCTTGGAAAAAGGGTATATGAAAGGATATGGCGACCCTAAGATTGCGGCAAATCAAAGAACTTTTTTGCCAGACAAACCGCTTACACGAGCGGAAATGGCACAAATATTATTTAATGTTTTTAAAAATGTCAAAACAATTTAATTTATCAAAGAAAGATTTAATCAAAGTTGGTGAAGGTGCGCTAATAGCTATGGGCGGCGCTGGTTTAACTTATCTAGCAACCGTAATAAACCAAATAGACTTTGGAGTCTGGACACCGCTAGTAGTAGCGGCATTTTCTGTTTTAACCAACTTGGTAAAAAAGTTTTTAACAGATACAACAAAATAAATCCCCCCTCTTTGCTCCTGACACACTATTGATTGGGGATATGCGTTGGGGGATTGAGAACCAATGGCCTGCGCGTTAAATCGGGAAACGACTGATGGGCTGGCCGAATTAAAACCCATGGGACATCTACACAGACCATATATTATCAATATATTTGAAGAGCAACTGCAAAAGTGCGAAAAGCGTGCTGAGCGTTTGCCGCCTAATGACGAGCGCGCCAAAGTCAAACAGCTAATTGAAACATGCCGTACCAGTATCATACAGGCTACTGCGCTTATTCAGCGTTCAAGAGAAGCTGAAAAAACCTTGGGAGCGTTACTAGATAAAATAGAAGATGATATATACAGGGTACTTATTTCTTTTCCACAAAAAGAAGATGACTGAAAAAATACATGATACAGAGCCAGCCCCACCTATGGAGACAGAAATTGATATTGGCGCAGAGCTGGCCAACGCGCCTGAGACTCCCAACGATAAACGAGCAATTGGTTATTTTAAGGTTGCGGCATTGGCGGCGTTGGCGAGCATGGAACAGTGCACGGTGCAGGAATTTGTAATTATGCCAGAGTATAGGGTCTTGGTTAATATTCTCAAAGTTAATATTGGCGAAAAAAGAGCTTTAAAAGTAATAGAAGAATTCTTAAATGCCAATTTATATTTATTTGAAATTGAATGAAGCTTGGCGACTATTGCGAACAAGAGGGCTATGGCGATGAGTACCTGATGCAGCAGGATTTTTTGAAGTTCAAATTAGCGCTGGATAATACTACTGATGCAGAATATGTAGGGTTAATCGGTAGCGGTGTAAGCCAAGCCATATTCAGAGCTTTGCTAAAGGGAATAGATCAGGAAGATATATCAGATATGCTTGAGTATGCACGGAACTCGGATGAGATATTTTTAGAATAATTTGGCGGGAGGGGTGCGTCTGACTTTCACAGACTATTCTTTAGCTTCCTCTCACTCTTAATCGGCTTCGAGCGAGCCAACACCCCTTGGTGCTCCTTGTAGGTATCGCACCTACCCAGCCGTTAAGCAGCTGATTTACAGTCAGCGCGGTGTCTTTAACCGCATAAAGGAGCGTAAATTAACGGAGTGGAATTATGAAGGGCCAAATCGAGCCCACTGCCTTATTCACCGTCATTATTCGGGCAGATTCCAAGGGTTATTTTTGTCTTTTTTCAAGTTCGGCAACCATAATTTTCTTATCTTGTTTCAATTCTTTAACACTTTTCATGCCCACCTGAAACGCCATGCCTTCGGATATAGCATTGTCAATAATCTGGGCCACAGTCCACTCATCGCACCAATCTTTAAGGCTTCCTTTTCTGGTTATTAGTTTTACTTTCATTAAAAATTTATGTCATCCAAATAATCAGTTCTAAAATTCATTCCTGTTATATCTTCGTCTTTTGGGGCCTCGATAGTTTGATCTGGCGGTATATCTATGCCGTTGGCTTTTAGCGTCCAAAAGGCATCTCTAACAATGCTGGGGGCATAAGTATTACGACCGTGGGCATAACGTCTGGCCATCCAAAATGTATCCTGTACAACCTGCGTCAATGCCGCTTCCAGCGGTGTTGGCTTGTGGGTCTTTTTCATATTTAAGTTTTAGGATGTTGTTTAGCAAGCTCTAAAAGCTTTTTGCCAAATTCCTGTTCTTTTGTTAAAGGCTTTTTAGGTTTTAAGCTCGGGAATATTTCTTCAAATATTGGGGGGAGATCGTCAGTCTTCATAAAATGGGTTACATTTTTTATTGTTTTTACAGCCGTCTTTTTTTTCGCCCGTACCAATTACAACCCAAGATTTACGGTGGTTATTTTTATCTAACTTTTTTCCACAAAAGTCGCAATAGTATTCTATTTTTTTAATGAAGAATAGTACTCTTTTGGTTCGCCCTGTATTAATCAGTTTCTTCATAGGCTAGTAATAAGTTCTTCCAATAATTCAAAATGATCAAATAGTTGATTCCAAAGTATCTCAACTTCGCCATCTGCACATGCCCTAATGGCTCTAGTTATAGAGGCTATTTCGTCCGCTTCCTGTTCAATTTTGATTGGGTCTTTCATATTTTTAGTTCGTGTTTAAGTAAAGCAATAAATTCTTTGCGCCATTCTGTCTTGGAATTAAATGCACCATCTTTTTCGTAGAGCCACGTTACGATGTTATTGTATGCGTAAAATGGATAAATTTTCTCATCTTTAGAAATGTCTGGGGTGGATAATTCATACGGGTGCTCTTTAGAGGCTCCAAAAACGCAACATGGAGGCCCGATATGGTCAACATCATTTTTATGACAATGGCAAGTGCAGTCCATAATTTAAAAGTTAAATAATAAGTAGTTAATTCTCTAGAATCCCTGTAGGGCGAGGATTTCGCAGGCCAGTAGCGCATAGGGCTACCACGGTAGCATTGTCACCTCGCATGGCAGGTTCGGCTATTCGCACCGCGCCTGCTTATTGGATAGCTTTTTGGCGCTATCACCATTTTGTACTTGTAGCGTCTACCTATTCCGCCACCTACAGGGGTTTTAAGGGATTAAGATTTTTCTGTTTATAGTAAATTATCATATCTACAAGTGTTCTCTTTTGGTAAGATTTTGCATGTTTTAATTCGGGGTCATTGTTAACAATATATTCCCAGAAACTTCTTTCATTTTTCGTTGAGCCGCAATGTTTGCAAAAGTGTTTTAAGTCACTCATCTTTCCCTCCTTCCTGCTGACTGCTTAAATATAGTTTATGGCAACTGCAAAATTGAGTACAATCACATTCTTTGGAAGTCATGTCGTATCTGCCTCTGCAATCGCACTCGGGAATAAGCAATGTAGGTTCTTTAAATCCTGCGGCTATTCTAACAGGAATACCCTGATTCATTAGGGCAATAATCGTATCTAATTGGGCTCTATTAAATTTAATCATATTATTTATTAAAAGTATCTTTTTTAAGTAAATCTTGTAAAAATGACACAAACTTTCTGCGTTCGGCAAGCCTTGAGCTGGCCTTTAAATATTCCATTCTATTTTTGTCTTTACCTGCTCTAATTAAATCCTGCTCAAATGTAGCTATCTCCTCCAAAGTCATTTCAAGATCGCTCTCTATTTCACTTCTGGCTATTTTATTACAATTATACATTTGGCTTAATTACAGAATAAGTTTGAATACAGTCAGTTGAGTTTTGCTGGAACTTTAGGCCATTTTCTAGTTCTAGCACCAACCCTGTCCAATAGGGGTTTTCTTTCCTTTCGGCAGGCGTAGGTTCTCGATAATAAACATGTTTAACCAATACACCATGATTTACAACTTTCCCGTTAACAATGGGGTATGATTCCTTAGTTATAGTCATTCCCTCACAACAGGGTGGGCCAATATGTTCCGTGCCATTCACCTCGTGGCAACTACAACCGCATTTATCGAGCGTTTTACCATCTTCGCAATGGCCACATACTATAGTCTGAACACCGCCAGCGCCATGGCATACACATTCGCAATAGAACTCGCCTATTTCATCTGTATCGCATTTATCCCAGCAAACTTTGCACATATAAGCTTTTCTCTCTATATCAGCCATATAAGGCGTGCCACGTAAGTAGGTGGTGTTGCTGCAATATGAGCAAGCGCCAATTCTAAGGTAAAAAGAGTTTTTCATAATTATTTGGTTAAATTATCTTCCTGCTGGTCTAGGTAGTGGCTTTGTAAATTGAGAACACATTGCGCCTTTAAACCTTTGGCTTCGCGATATACAGTCAAAATCTGACCTGAAACATTCATGCAAAAGCCCCGAGCCTACATAGTCATTATGGCATAGCCAACAATGACTTATTGTTTTTTTATGAGCCTTAATCATTAACAGCTTTTTCAGTTCCGAAGGTTTAAGTTTAGATTTTGGCATGGGTTAGTTATTAAGGATTAGCTTTAAAAAATGCATTTGCAAATCCGGGGTGTGTGATTGATCTTGCTATTGCCCGTGGTGACATGTTCGGGTCACGCACATAGTTAGGTGGGATTGGGAGCAGATGTTGTAAGTTTAGTCTGCTTTGCTTGTCCTGATCTGGAGTCAATACGACTGGATTCTTCCTTAAATCAGTATTGAAATTGCCCCATAAATCAGTCGGTTTCCTGTACGCGTCTCCAAAATCATTTGGAGAAAAGGTCATTGCAGGCTTTCCCAGAAACCATCGTAAACGTGCTTTTGGATTTTCTAATGCCCAAAAGGCTAACCGCTTACCCTGATCTTGGCATCGCCAGATTATTCTTAAACACATTTCAACAACTTGCATTGCTCCTCTTAAATCTCGTGGCGTTTTTGCAACCGTACGAGCCATCGAAAACATTGTACACGGTGGAGCTGCCAATATACCGTATACGTCTTTACATAAAACCATTGACCCGCTTAATTCAGAACCGCGGAAAGTTATTCGATCTTCGTGTAATTCCGTGCGCAAAATATCATACTTTGGCAATGAAATAATGAACACGCTGTAGCCAGCTTCTTTATATGGTCGGCTCCATGCGCCAGTGCCTCCGCAAAGATCAAGAATTATTTTCTGATTATTCATGCAAGTGATCTGTTGTAATTAAAGTACACTCATCCGAGTAGCAATCTTCGGAACTAATCTTTACGTTGTATGCTTCGCGGGAAATAGGTTTTGCCAAATCGGTGGAAGATTTTCCGCATTTCTTACAAAGGATGTTTGGCAGGACTCTTGTGTAATAATAAGCGTCCTTATATCCAGTGGTTAGTTCTTGTTCTGATTCGCAATCTTCACATACAAGTATTGCGGAAAAATCATTGTGAAGTTCAAATGTATATTTTTTGATTATCATAAATTCATAGTGATTAAATGTTTGTAATAAAGCCCTGCGTCATTCCAACCAACAACATAGCGATTGTCA